ATCTTGTAATAGGTCTGGAAAGAAACGGACAAGCAGACTGCCCTGTAGAGCGTAACACTACAAAGGTACGAGTGATCAAAAACAGGTTTAGTGGAATGACTGGATTGTGCAGCACACTGTTCTTTGACGGCAAGACAAACCGACTACGTGAAGTTATGTCACACAACAATGAACTAGTTTGATGCCTGTTTTACTGCAGCAGTTACTGTCTACACAAGACGTAGATAATAATAAGAGTGTATATTATGTATACATATCTAACGACAAAGGTCAGACGGTTAGTAAGGGAGCCGTCTACCTTTCTAATCACGACAGAGGTTTAGGTATACGTGTCAAAAAATCTCCGGGTGAAGAAGTTGGTTCTTACTGGAGTGATGATGAATTTAATATTAATCGTGAAAAAGTAAAAAATGACATAGGAAAGATAGAAAAACTATTGCAAGAGAATAAAGTTGTTGTTATAATTAAATCAGAGTTGGATGAGTTAATTGAAGAACGGTTTCTAGAGGTATGTCCACGCTCTTACAAGTACCTTAGAAACAGTTTAGCAAAGTGTATAAGGATATACAGTCCATGAGTGATCTACCAGAGTATAAGTTTCGCTCTCGCTTTGAGAGAAGATTTGCTAAAGACTTAAAGGAACGTGGATTGGAGTTTGATTATGAAGCGCACAAATTTCCCTATCAACCTAAAGTTAAGACTTATACTCCTGATTTTTACCTGCCTGATTTTAATTTATTTATTGAGACAAAAGGATTTTTTAACGCTGCTGATAGGGTAAAGCATCTTTTAATTAAACAGCAATACCCTGACATTGATCTGCGTCTTGTATTTATGAACCCTTTTAATAAGATTAATCGCAAGTCCTCTACGACTTATGCTTCTTGGTGTCAGGAACATGATTTTAGATTTGCAGAAGAAAGGATACCGAAAGAATGGATCAAAGCGAGTTCGATGAAGAAACGAAAGACTTAAAAAATGGAAGAGTGTATATTGTACTTCAAGACTCAGAGACAAAGGAAGATTTTTTTAAAGTTATGATTTTTGATACAACAGAAAGTCAAGACTCCGCTGATGCAGATATATCAAGCAAGTCTACATCCTTTGTTGTAGCAAACGGATTGTTTTCCATTTTGGCTAACTCACCCATGCACGTATTTGATGAGGGGGTTGAAATGATTTTACAAAACTACTATGATGATTTAGCTCAAAACTCATCGACTGATAACGTTGTAAATTTTACGGAGTTTAAAAAGAAACCAAATGGAAGACCTCATTAATCACCCTCAACACTACAATATGAACTCTTTAGAGGCTATAGATATCATCTCAGCTTCTATGACTAAGGATGAGTTTGCAGGATATTTAAAAGGAAATATTTTAAAATATATTATTCGATACAAACATAAGGGTAGCCCAGAAGCTGATTTAAAAAAAGCAAACTGGTATCTGAACAAACTAATAGAAGAGGTAGAAAATGTTGCAGAATGAAATAACACTACCAACAAACTATCAGGCATTTATACACATGTCTAGATACTCTCGTTGGCTAGAAGAAGAACAAAGAAGAGAAACTTGGGAAGAGACTGTAAACAGGTTTATGGTTTTTATGAAAGAACATCTTTCTGAAAACTATTCATACGATATTCCTAATAAGACATATAGCGAACTTCTTTCTTCTATGTTAAATTTAAAAGTTCTTGGTTCTATGAGAGCTTTGATGACTGCTGGACCTGCTCTTAAACGTGAGAACATAGCAGGATACAACTGCTCCTATTTGCCTATCGACTCTCCAAGATCGTTTGATGAAGCTTTGTATGTTCTTATGAATGGCACAGGCGTAGGGTTTAGTGTAGAAGAACAATACATAGAAAAGCTTCCTACTATTCCTGATGAACAGTTTGAGGAAACAGAAGATACAATATCTGTCGGAGACTCAAAGGAAGGATGGGCGCGAGGTTTGCGCGACCTTGTTTCTTTTTTGTACACAAACCGTATTCCCAATATGGACCTGTCAAAGATACGCCCTGCTGGTGAGCGTCTAAAGACATTTGGTGGGCGTGCTTCTGGGCCAGAGCCTTTAGAGGAGTTGTTTGATTTTGTTATACAAACATTCCGTAAAGCACAGGGACGCAAGCTTACGTCCATTGAGTGCCACGATATCATGTGTAAAGTAGGTCAGGTTGTTGTGGTAGGCGGCGTGCGTAGGTCTGCTCTTATATCTCTTTCTAACCTTAACGATGATCGTATGCGTATGGCAAAAAGTGGTGATTGGTGGGTAGATAATCAACAACGCGCTCTTGCTAACAACTCTGTATGCTACACAGAGAAACCGGATATCGGTATCTTTATGAAAGAATGGTTGTCTCTGTACGACAGCAAAAGCGGTGAGCGTGGTATCTTTAACCGTGTTTCTGCACAAGAAAAAGCCGCCTCGAATGGGCGGCGTGACGGCAACATAGACTTTGGAACTAATCCTTGTTGTGAGATTATTTTAAGACCGTATCAATTCTGTAATCTTTCAGAGGTTATCTGTCGAGCAGATGACACGCTTGATACACTACGAGAGAAAGTTCGACTTGCTACTATTCTCGGTACGTTTCAAGCAACCTTAACTAATTTTAATTATCTTCGTAAACGTTGGAAGGATACAACAGAAGCAGAACGTCTGCTAGGTGTGTCGCTAACAGGTATTATGGACTGCCCTGCTATCTACGAGGCTAGTGAGGGTACGCTTCAAGAGCTTCGCAACGTAGCTGTAAAGACCAACAAGAAGCTTTGTGAGGAGATCGGCATCAACCAAAGCGCAGCGGTTACGTGTGTTAAACCGTCTGGAACGGTGTCACAACTTGTGGACGCTGCATCTGGTATTCACGCACGGCACAATCCGTACTACACTCGTACAGTGCGTGGAGATAACAAAGACCCACTAACAATGTTTATGAAAGAAAAACAAATACCAAACGAGCCAGACTTTACAGCCCCTGAGAGTGTGACAGTCTTTTCGTTTCCTATGAAGAGTCCAGACCACGCTATCACTCGGTACAGCCTGACTGCTATTGAGCAGTTAGAACTGTGGCTGAAGATTGCAAACAACTACTGCGAACACAAACCATCTGTTACGATCTCTGTAAAAGAGCATGAGTGGTTAGAGGTAGGTTCGTGGTGTTGGGATCACTTTGACGACTTGTCGGGTATCTCCTTCTTGCCGTTCTCTGATCATTCATACAAACAAGCTCCGTACCAAGATATAGATAAGGCTACATACGAGACTGCATTAAAGGCTATGCCGCCTGATATAGATTGGACAGAGCTACAGCTATTTGAACGAGGAGATACAACAAGTGGGTCACAGGAGCTTGCCTGTACGGGTGGCGTCTGTGAAATTGTGGACATCGGAGCATGAGAGAATCACCGTTATCCCACGTTAAAGTAACCTTACGCGAAGACGGGAACATTGCCATAACGTACAGCAGTGTTCCCGTAAGTGGAATAGATAGTTTATTTCAAAAAGATTATCCTGATTATCCCTACCTATCTTCGCTTAAAAATTATATGCAAGACTTAGATGTTATTACACAAGACTATCTAAATGCAATAGATAAACTTCAAGTGTCAGATTAGT